GACCCTTTAAATTCGAACAGAGTCCGGGTGAATATATTCGGTATTCACCCAGATGAAGAACTCATCGCCAGTGACACGGGGACGGTGGACGGAGGGCAGACTGCTTCTCTCAGTACCATTCCACCGGCGACGCTTGGAGCTATTCCACCGGCCGTCGGAGCCGAGCTAGCGCCTGTCGATAGAAACAATCTAGCTAACCCGAGTCAGCTTACTGCAAAAATATCTAATCATTTTACTTTAGCTCAATTAGCGTTAGCTGGTTCGACGAGCGGCCCGATTAATAAAGCGAATCTTCATCTTCTTTCTCAAGACGTCATTTATAATTTAACTAATCTTGCCGTAAATTGTCTTGATCCGATTAAAGAAGCTTTTGGTAGTGTCAATATTACTTCTGGTTGGAGAGCTCCCGCTTTAACAAAAGGCAGCCCAGAAAATCATCCAAAGGGGTACGCGGCTGACATTCAAATCGGAGGCGAACCATATCAGCTAGCTAATTGGATAGCATCAAATTTAAAAGGTAGATTTAATCTGCTTATTCTAGAACACTCTGGGTCTTCTAAGTGGGTCCATGTCCAACTTGGTTCATCGGGACTAAGAAATCAAGGATCTACTGCACAACCATTGATTCAAACATATGTGAATGGAAGATACACTTCTGGCCTAACATATATCGTTTAGGGATTAATATGTCTATTTTTACTAATGCAGCATACCTTACAGGCAAGATTCAAACTGAAGATCATCTATTTTTTAATAGAATAGCTCAGCCATTTGCTACGACTTCTGAAGATTTAGCTCAAATGTACGGTGGTTCTTATCCTACTCTTTCTGGCGGGACACGCGTACCCACCAATGTCATATCTAAAAATCCTCTAATGACTCGTCCTACGGTTGCTGGATTGAGATATTTTGGACAAAATACCGTAGCTAAAGTTTGTATGGACCAACCGTTCGCGAGAAGAATAGGCCAATTCCCGACTCCTCAACACGGAGCGGGAATGAATTTTTATGATTTTAATACTAATCCAAATTTTGCCGGTCAACAAAATGTCGCGAGTTTGACCGGTACTCTTTTATATGGTTCGCAATTCAAGAATGTTGCTGGCGCAACTGACTTAATAAACGGATCTTTGACCAATATATTAATAACTGCTCTTACAGATATTTTGAGTACGTCACTGCCAGATAGTTTACAGTCGGCTATCCCATGATTATCTTCCATCACATCAGCCCTTACTCAAACGACTAATTTTACCGGTGCGTTTAATTTATTTTCAGAATTTACTTTTACTGATCCAACTGCGTCTTTGATAAGTGGATCTATTATTGGTGCTGTAAGTGCAGCAATCGGCGGCGACGGCCTCGCATCTATAGCTGGACAAGCCAATCAATTGCTTTCGACCGCACAAAGCTTTACGGGTTCAGTGCCGGCCATTTCTCCTGCAAACGCTCTTGCCGGGTTTGGCAACGGCGGATTTGTACTGCAAAACGCTTTAGATCAAGCGATCAATAATTCCATTCCAAATGCATCTATGATTATTTCTTCCACTTTTAACGACGTCTCGTCGATTTCGTCTTTGACGGGATCTTCTTTTACTGAAACTGTAGACTTAACTAATAGCGGCGCCGCTATTCCATACGCTACAGCCGCGGCTCAAACGTTCTCTGGTAAAGAAACAGATCCATTTGGTATAGACACACACAGTCAAGGATTTGATATGTCTAACGTTGTGCTAGACTATATAAATAAACGGAATTTAGGGGCTGTATAAAATGGCAAGAAGCACAATAACACAGAGTGTCATATACAGTGACTTTAGGACGGATTTTGAACTTCATCCAGTATCTGGAGATCTTGGGCGTCTTACTGATGTCGAAGCAGTTAAAAGATCTATAAAAAATATATGTCTTACCGGAGTATATGAAAGATTTTGGAGGCCGACATTTGGTGCTGGTCTAAAAAAATATCTCTTTGAACCTATAAGTTATGTTACCGAGTCACTTATTAAAAAAGCGATTGAAGAAGCTATAGCTAATTATGAACCAAGAGCTAATACATATGAAGTATATGTAGCAGCATTGCCGGATCAAAATGCTTATACCGCAACTATTATTTTTACGGTAATAAATACTCCAGAACCTATCAAATTTTCATTACTTCTTAACAGGATTAAATAATGGCCGCTAATGGTTTTATTACAACGGCTGAATTAAATTTTGATACTTACCGCGCAAATCTTAAAGAGTATTTAAGATCACAGCCTCAATTTGCTGATTATAACTTTGAAGGTTCAAACTTTTCAGTCCTTCTGGATATTCTAGCTTATAACACATACATGAACGCTTTCTATCTTAATATGATAGGAAGCGAAATGTTTTTGGACTCTGCTACTCTACCAGAAGCAGTAGCGTCTCACGCAAAAGAGTTAAACTATACTCCTTCTTCACGAAGCTCTTCTAAAGCTGCTACTACTTTGACACTCGTAAATCTAGAGCCAAATGCTGCTTCTGTGACTGTTCCAAAGTATTTTAAAGTCACTACAAAGCTCGGTGGAAAGACAAAGATATTTTCTACGCAAGACGCTTATACGATTTCAAAGACTACAAACTTTGTTTCTTCTAATGTTGAACTTTATGAAGGTAAGATTACACGCGAATATTTTACTGAAGCAAACACTTCATCGACAAAGACGCGTTATGTAATATCTTCTTCAAACGTAGACATTTCTACTCTAGACGTTAGAATTAAACCGAGCATCGGTGTAAATTCTTATTTTCAATACGGCCGAGCCTACAATCTATATGGCCTAACATCGGTTTCAAATACTTATTTCGTACAGGGATACGGAACTAATAAGTATGAAATTGTGTTTGGTAACGGAATATCTGGACGTTCTCTTACACCAGGAAATATAGTTGAAGTCACATATCTAGATACTTCTGGGGAGGACGGAGATTTTGCTACTCTTTTCGAACCGATCGATACTCTTTCGGACGATAAGGGAAACATAATTGCATCAAATAAGATTAAAGTAGCTACGATAACTCCTTCAAGCGGAGGCTCGGAAAGAGAATCTATCGATTCAATCAAATTTAATGCTCCTCGTTATTATGCTACACAGAACAGAGCTGTAACTAAAGAAGATTACATCTCTCTTATAAAGATTAATTTCCCTTCGATTGAGTCAGTGACAGTTTTTGGTGGTGAAGAGAATACGCCTAAGATGTACGGAAAGGTAATCATTGTTACTAAGCCTTACGGAAGTGAAGTTACTCCAGATTTTACCAAAGTGCAAATAGGTAACTATCTCAGAGATCGTATGCCGCTTTCAATTTCTCCAGTTTTTGAAGATCCGGATTCTTTCTTTGTGAACATCGACAGTACTATTACATTTAATCCTTCTTTAACATCAAAAGCATCTTCAGATATTAAAGCAGACGTGTTAAATGCGATTAGTCAATTTAATCAGAATAATTTACAACAATTTAATCAGAATTTGAGAGTGAGTAAATTAGTTGCTACCATAGATAATGCTGACACGAGTATTCTTGGAAATGATACTCGTGTTAGAATGATAAAAAGAATATATCCTAATAGAAATTCTTCTTATTCAATAACTTTTCAAACACATAATCGAATCTATCAAGAATCGATTGGTGCTAACGTACAAGGTGTTACTTCTTCAATATTTACGTATAATTTAAATGGAACAAATGTCAACGCGTATTTTGCTGATAATGGTCAAGGAACTTTAACTCTTTATGCTGGTTCGTATACTCAGACCATCGGTACTGTTGATTATATTACAGGCCAAATTGCTATCGATTCGTTAATTGTTTCAGACTACACAAACTACATCTCAATCTACATAATTACTGATAGTGAAGACATCATTATTCAGAGAGATCAGATTCTCTCAATCGATTCGGTCGATGTCAATTTAGTTGTTAACACGGCTACAAACTAATGACGAATTTTATAGATCCATCTATTCACGCTAAAATATCAAACTTTGTAAGTTCTCAATTTCCACAATTTTATTTGGAAGAAGGACAGAACTTTATTCAGTTTGTAAAAGCATATTATGAGTGGATGGAATCTGATGAGTCTGACGCCGTAATTAAAAAAGCAAGAAATCTACTCACATATAGAGACATTGATTCTACTTTAGACGCCTATTTGATTCATTTTCAAAATAAGTATCTTTATGGTATACCTCTCTACGTTAAAGGTGACAAGCGTTACCTTATTAAGCATATTCTTGATGTCTATAATGCTAAAGGAACTATAGAAGGCTATAAGCTTCTTTTTAGGCTTCTGTATAATGAAGAAATCGAAGTCTATCTTCCCAAAGATGACATCCTCAGAGCTTCAGACGGACAGTGGATAAAGCAGAGATATTTAGAAGTAACTAGTGCTCCTAAGACAAAAGATCTTGAAGGAGT